AGATAATAGTAATTTGTTAATAGATAATAGTAATTTGTTAATAGATAATAGTAATTTGTTAATAGATAATAGTAATATATTAAAATAAAATATTGTTTTATTATTAATTTGTATCAATTTCTAAAAAAGTATCAATAAATAATATTAAATGTTCTTTTTTTATTAAAGCATCATATTCTATTTTGTTATCTTTTGTTGGAATATCATATTTATAAAATAGTGTAATAGTTGGATAATTATCTATTTTATAAATATTTGCTAATTTTTCAAATTTATCACAATCAATTTCTATTGGACTAATTATAAAATCTTTATATTTATCATCTTTAGTATTTTTTAAATATTCTTCAAATTTTTTCCATTCATTTTTTGATGATTTACAATGTGGACACCAATTTGTATGCCAATAAACTATTATAGCATTATTTTTATTTTTTAATGAAGATTTATCTATAAATTCATAATTTAATATATGATCTTTTATGATATTTTCCCGTATATATTTTGTATATACAATATATCCTAAATATAAAAATATAAAAATTATTATTAAATATATGAATAAATTTACTTTATTTTGTATTAAACTATTTAAAAATTTATAATAAAGTATTAATAATTTATCTATATAATTCATTATTCTTTTATATTATAGTAATTAATTTTTTTTAATAATATATATTAATAATATAATATATATTATATGTTATCAAAAAAAAATATAAAAAATATGAAAAATAAAACAGTTAAACGTGTTTATAATAAAAAAGATTATAATAGTGGCGACGGTATGTTAACAAGTGTATGGGGACCTAGTTTATGGCATTATTTACATATCATAAGTTTTAACTATCCAATAAATCCTACATTATTACAAAAAAAAAAATATAAACAATTAATTATAAATCTTCAATATACATTGCCATGTAAATATTGTAGAGTAAATTTAACAAATAATTTTAAAAAATATCCATTGACTGATACTATATTTGAAAATAGAAATAATTTTTCAAAATATATTTATCATTTACATGAAATTATAAATAAAAAATTAGGAAAAAAATCAGGAATCACTTATTGTGATTTAAGAGATAGATATGAACATTTTAGATCAAGATGTACTATTGAAAAACCAAATATATTTAAATATACAAAAAAAAATATAGGAAACAAAGAAAAAGGTTGTACAACACCATTATATGGAAAAAAATCAAAATGCGTTATAAATATCGTTCCACAAGAAAAAAAATGCAAAACATTTAAAATAGATAAAAAATGTTTGAAAAAAAAATAATTTCTTTGTTTAATATAAAAATGTTGCTTCCTATTCCAGAATTATTAAAAAAATCAGCAAGATATATTAAATCGAAAAAAGTAAAAAAAGTAAACAACGCAAAAAAAGCAAAAAAATCAAGAAAAGTAAAAAAATCAAGAAAAGTAAAAAAAGTAAAAAAATCAAGAAAAGTAAGAAAAGTTATAAAATCAAGAAAAGTTAAAAAATCTAAAACTTATAAAAATATGAAAGGCGGATGACTGATGTCGCAAAATAATATATAATATTAATTTTGTTAAATTAAAATATTTACTAATAATACTATATATGATTATTTAAAGATAAATTTTTTCTTTAAATATGAGAAAAATAGTATATAAATATTATAAATTAATATTTATTATGATTTATAATATTTAATTAGAAAAACTACTAAAATCTGCTAATAATGGTCTTGGACCACTTGAGTTATCTGGAATATTTGAATTAGAATTTAAATTTAAATCTCTAATACCTGAATAATCATTTAATAATTTTCCACTTGTTGAATTTTTAATTTCAGATTTATGATTATTATTAAAATTAGAATTAGAATTAGAATTAGAATTAGAATTAGAATTAGAATTAGAATTAGAATTAGAATTAGAATTAGAATTAGTATTTGAATTAGTATTTGAATTAGAATTTATATTAATATTTTTATTAAACATATCATTATTAGCTAAAGATTGATTGGAGTTTTTATTTTTTTTATTTGTTTTATTTTTTTTACAATTGCTTGTATCATTACTTGAATATTCACAACCGCATATATTTTCATTTAACATTGAATTATTTTGCATCATTGGTGTTACGGTTGGATAAAATAATGAATTTGAATATTGATTTGGATTCATATTATTTATAGGATTAATTATGGGATTAGATGGATTAGTCATTATACTTTCAAAATTTCCATGAAATGGCATATTATAATTACCATTATTTATATTATTTAAACTGATACCATTAGATAGCATAAATTGTAATAAATATTGGTCTAAAATAGAATTTGGTCTATATAATGAATTCGTTGATGTTGTAACTGTTTCAGAACTAATTGTTGTATTTATTAAAAATTTACCTTTTTGAATTACACGTTCACCATTTATATCCATGGTAAAATTAGATAGTAAACCTTGTGATAAATCATATATATAATAATTTGTATCATCGCGCTGATTTATAATTAACATATTTACAGTATCTTTATTTAAAACTGTATTATTTTGTGATAAAATATCAAAAAAAATGTTTGATACTGGATTTTTTATATTATAAATACCAATATTACTATTATCAATATATTTATAAAAATTATAACTGCTATCTTTTGTAAATGCCGAAAAACTTAAATCATAAATTTTAGGAGGTAATGTTGGTGAATTTTTTAATCTAAATTTATAATCAGTATCATTTAATTTATAATAATTAAACATACTATCTGATGTAATAAATTTAAAATATTTATTATAATCCATATTTGAAAAAGTTTCATCTACATTATTTTTAATTGATTGATAACAAAAAACTGAAATTAATAACAAAATCAATAATAATATAATTGTTATTTTATTATTTTTAAAATTGAATACCATTATTATATAAATAATAATAAAAAATATTTATATAATGACTAAAAAAATACATTGTTTAACACATTTTTATGAAACCAATAATTATACTAATCATATAGAAATTGGTATTGATGAAGTAGGAAAAGGACCTATGTTTGGGAGAGTATATACAGCCTCTGTTATTTTACCTAAAAACAATTTATTTAAATATGAAATATTAAAAGATAGTAAAAAATTTACATCTAAAAAAAAATTACAAGAAACCGCGAATTATATTAAAGAAAATGCGTTATATTGGTCGATTGACTATAAAGATGAAAAAAATATTGATAAAGTTAATATTAGAAATTCTACATTAACTTGTATGCATGATTCCATTAAAAATATTATTGAAAAATATAATAATTCAAATAATAAAATTTATGATATTAAAAATAATTTTTATATATTGGTTGATGGTAATGATTTTAAACCATTTACATATTATTATAACGATAATATAGAACAGCTTACACATTTTTCAGTTGAAGGTGGAGATAATAAATATTGTTCTATTGCAGCTGCTTCTATTTTAGCAAAAGTTGAAAGAGATAAATATATTTATGAACTTTGTGAAAAATATCCATTATTAAATTCATATTATGATTTAAATAATAACAAAGGATATGGAACTGCTAAACATATGGAGGGAATAAAAAAATATGGTATTAGTCCATGGCATAGAACTACTTATGGAATATGCAAAATATCAAATGTACTTTCATATGATTTATTTAATCAGCCTCTTCATGAATAAGCTTATGTCGTAGACGACGAGACCATTCATTTTTAAAATCCTTTGATTTATTATTTTTTAAATAATTCTTATTTTTCTTTACAAGTAGCATTTTAAGTTCATTATTTTCATATGTAAGTTTTTCAATTTCTTCATTATATTTACGCTTATTTGTCTTTACTTTTGTCTTCTTATCTTTTACCATTTTATACATTAAATTAAAATATTCATAAAATTTATCTTTAATTTCATCTGCTTCTTCATAAACATAATCGGGATCATTTTTAAAATCATCTTCTTCTTCGTTATAAAAATCATCCGAAACTTCATCTTCATCTTCATCTTCATCTTCATCTTCATCTTCATCTTCATCTTCTTCTTCATCTTCATCTTCTTTTTCTTTATTATCACACTCCTTTTTTACGCTATTGAAAATACATTCTTTTTCAACCTCGTCATAATCAATTTCACTATTATCATAAAACTCAACATCCCAATATTTGGGATCATCATAAACTATTTTACAATTATTATTACAAATTGTATTGTAGAAATTACGAGATGTAACATTATCAATCCATTGTTCTACTTCAATCATAATATATCCATAAAATGGTTCATCTTCATCATTTTCTTCAGGTGGATAATCATAATAAGTGACATTTTTAAGTTTTGCGATATTAAAATCATTGAAATACTTGTATACTAAGGGCACATCATTGGCAATAGTATAATCAGGAATCACAAGATGTTTATTAGTAAACATTATTATTAATATATTATGATATATCGTGTGATTTTTTTAAATCAATTTTTTTTTATATAAAAAAAGATTGATATAATATTATATCTAATATTAAATACATAACTATTATTATTATAATATTATGAAAATTTTAGTTTTTGATACAGAAACTACTGGTTTACCAAAAGACAATAATATTTCAATATATCAAAAAAATCAATGGCCTCATATAGTTCAAATTAGCTATATATTTTATGATTTATCTAATAATATTTTTGACTATAAAGACCATTATATTAAAATAAAACCGAATGTTGTTATTAGTGAAGAAAGCTATAATATTCATAAAATATCACATGAATATTTAAAACAACATGGTAAAAATATTAAAGAAGTATTAAAAGAATTTAATCAATATTTATTTAATAGTGATATTGTAGTCGGACATAACTTATCATTTGATAAACGAATGATATTTGTTGAATGTTTAAGAAATAAAGTAGACCAAAAATTTACTCAATTTATTGAAGATAATAAAATTTGCAAACCCGAATATTGTACGATGCGAAATGGAAAAAATTTATGTAATATTATTAAATTAAATAGATTAAATAAAACATATATTAAAACACCATCTTTAATAGAATTATATTCTACTTTATTTCCAACTTCGATAATCCCAAGTAATTTACATAATTCTTTAATAGATATTCTTTGTACTTTTAGATGTTATATAAAAATGGCACATAATATAGATATTATAGAATATAATATAACAGTAAAAAATTTATTTATTAACTAGCTTATATAATTACTATTTGATTTATTTTTATTTTATTTTATTTTTTAACTTTTATACAAAAATTATTATCGTTATTAGCCATATCTATTCTTTTTTTTATACAACATCATAATTACATTTAGGCATATTAACATGACACCATCTACCTAATATAAATATAGGTTCATTATTTTTAAAAAGTTTATTAATAAAACTATTAAAGTTAATATAATTCATAATATTGCTATTAATAAATTTAATCATAATTATAAATTTATTAATAAAATATTTTTAACATTATATTTTAAAAAATTGATAAAATTATCAATAAAATTATCAATAAAATAGTAACAATTTACTTTTAATTATGGAAAATATATATAATATACACTTAGGATTAGCAGTAGCTAATATATGGTCTATATCATTAATATCATCTTTTATTTTACTTAGTTATTCTAATACTATATTATTTGAAATTGGTCCATCGGATAGAATTTTATTTGCTGGATTAAAAATAAATACATGGGATAAATGGAAGTGTGTTATGTTATTTTCAACATTATCCCAAGTAATGAATAGTATAATATCAGCAACATTAAATCCATATGTTAGTAATGTTATTAAAGATCATAAAACTATAAATAAAGGTTCATTTATTGTTGCTCATTTTATTGTTCAATCTCGTGCAATTTTTCATTGGTTAAATGAAATAGGAAATATATATTTATGGATTACAATGCAAATACAATTTATTCTACCTGCAATAATTATTGATCTTATTATTAGAATATTTACTACAGAAAGATATCTTCGAACACAACATAATCATAATATATTATAAAAAATTATAAATAAAATTTATATTTTATAAACTAAAATTTTCTAAGCACCACACATTAAACATTCTTTTTCTTCATTATTATCATTTTTTTTATCAGGTTCTATTGTGAACTGTTGAGCTTGATGTTTCGCTTTTCGTCGTAAATAATATATTCCTGTTTTTAATCCTGATTTCCAACTATAAAAATGCATATTTGTTAAAGCAGTAGGGTCGGGGTCCTCTAACCATAAATTTAAACTTTGTGATTGACAAATATATGCACCTCTATCTTTCGACATATTAATTATATCTTTCATGCTCATTTCCCAAACAATTTTATATTTTTCTTTTATTTCTTCTGATAAACCTTGAATATGTTGAATACTTCCTTTATTTTTAATTATACTATTTTTTATATCTTCATTCCATAATCCTAACTCTAATAATTCATTCACTAAATATTGATTAACTAATATAAATTCACCTGCTAATGTTCGTCTACTATAAATGTTACTTGTTAACGGCTCAAAACATTCATTATTTCCTAAAATTTGACTTGTGCTTGCCGTAGGCATTAAAGCAACTAATAAACTATTACGTAATCCATATTTAATAATATTTGTTTTTAATGAATCCCAATCATATCTATTACTATCAGGTACAACATTCCATAAATCAAATTGTAAAATACCATTACTTGCGGGGGAGTCTTTAAATGAACTATAACTTCCAATATATTCTGAATCTAATTTATCAATTTCTCCCTTAATAGGTTTATATTTTTCTAAAAATTCTTTTATTTTATTATCTGTTTCAATCATATTTGTAGAAGAAGCATCTGTTAAATTATATATATCATATGTTCTGCATTCATCACTATTTTCTTTAAAAGACCAATTATTAAATTTATATTGTTCTTTTAAATATGTTAAGGCTTCATATCTTTCTTTACTTAATTCATTACTTTTAACTAATGTTGCATAATATATTGTTTCAAAAATTAATTTATTAATTTTTTGTGCTTCTTCACTTGTAAAAGATAAATTCATTTTAAAAAACACATCTGCTAATCCTTGAACACCAATACCAATAGGTCTATGTTTAAAGTTAGAACGTTGTGTTTTTATAGTTGGATAATAATTAATATCAATAATATTATTTAAATTTTCAACTAATACCTTGGCTATTTCTTCTAATTTATCATAATTAAATGTTTTATCTTCATTTACTAACATAGGTAATCCTATAGATGCTAAATTACATACTGCTGTTTCTTCTTTATCAGAATATTCACAAATTTCTACACATTGTGAAGTAATTATTCCATTAAAAATTCCTACATGGCGTTTAGGTTCATTAAAACAATAAGTTTTATCAATTCTATTATTGTTAACTACTTTTTGTATACTTATAAATTTATTTGCACTTCTTTGATATACATATTCTTCAATAGTTAATCTTTTTGGAAAAAATCCCAATTCTAATAATTTTTGTAATTGATTTGATGCAATTAATAAACGCCATAATTTTTTACAATCATATTCTTTATATTCATTTGTACCGTCATTTTTTGGTAATTTAACTTTTCTTTCATTCATATTTAATGATATAACCGAATTTATACCACATGTTTGCAACATTAATTTAATATTAATAAGAAATTCTTTATGTATACATGATATTTGTAAAGATTGATTTTTACCATTTCTAGAAATACTTCCATCTGCATCACAATATCCAGAAAACCATTCCATTTTGCTTTTAATAGAATAATTAATTGGTACAAAAAATTTCTCTTCTATAGTAGGTACAATTGTAACATTCAATTTATTATTTTTAACTTCTCCTTTACTTATGTAAGAAAGATATTCTAATAATTTAATTTTTTCTCCATATAAAGTTACATGTGGTTTTTTTTCATAACTGTAAGCATTGCACATATTATTACTTCTTAATTCACAATTTTCTATTTTTTTATTATTAATATGACGTTTGCAATATTGTTCATTTTTTGAACATTTAAATCTACATAATTTTTTTTCACTATTTGTTATATTCATATATGTTCCATCACCACTAAAAAATCCATTTGTATAAGCATTTTCTAATAGCATTTCTTTATTATCAATAATTGGATATTCGCATTTAATAATTTTCATTCCAGTTTCTAAATTTTGTGCTTCAATAATTTCTACAATAGAAGAATTTATAATATCTTTATTATCTTTTTTTTCTTTATAGTCTTGGTATTTATTTTGAATATAAAATTTATGGTATTTAGTACAAGTTAATATAGAACCATCACTAGTATGTACTTCAATTAATTCGCTTTCTTCACTTGTTTGAAAAACTGTGGTTTTACTAAATTCTTTTCCATTCCATACTTCAACATCTTTATCTTTTAAATCCTCTATTTTTTCTTGACCATTTTTTGTTAAAATTAATGTTTCAGGTGCTACACATAAATTACTTGATTTTATAGTTCCTAAATTTTTTTGATTTGATTTATTGTTTACAGCATCTTTATATAAAAGATATGGTGTACCTGTTTCCATTTGAGCATCTAAAATTTTCATCCATAAATCACGCGCATTAATTTTTTTATTATATCTTGCTTCTTCCTCATATTTTAAATATAATGATTTATAATCATCTCCATAACATTCACTTAAACCTGGACATTTATCAGGACAAAATAAACACCATTCTTTATTTCCCATTACACGTTCCATAAATAAATCACTAATCCATAGTGCATAAAATAAATCACGGCATTTAGATTCTTCGTCTCCTCTATTTTTCTTTAACTCTAAGAAATCTTCTATATCTGGATGATGTGGTTCTAAATAAATCGCAAAACTACCATTTCTTTTACCTCCTTGATCTACATATCGAGCGGTTTTATTAAAAACACCTAACATAGGTATTAATCCGTTGGACGTACCATTTGTTCCCCGAATATGAGAACCATTTGAACGAATATTATGAATATGCAATCCAATACCTCCTGACCATTTAGAAATTTGTGCACATTCTTTAACAGTATTAAAAATACCATCAATAGAATCATCTTCCATCGAAATTAAATAACAAGAACTTAATTGTGGTCTAGGTGTTCCGGCATTAAATAATGTAGGAGTAGCATGAATAAAATATTTATTAGACATTAAATCATATGTTTCTTTAACTTTTGTAAAATTATTTTTATGAATACATAAAGCGACTCTTAAAAACATATGTTGAGGTCTTTCTACAATTATATTATCAATACGCATTAAATAAGCACGTTCTAATGTTTTAAAACCAAAAAAATCAAATAAAAAATCACGTTCATAATTTAACATATTATCTAATATTTCCTTATTTTCTTCAACAATAGTAAATAATTCTCTATCTATTAAACTAATATTATTATTATTTACATCTTTATAATTATATAAATCTTTAAATGTTTCATAAAATGATGATTTTGTATTTTTATGTAAATTTGATACTGTGATTGCGCTTGCTAATTTAACATAATCTGGATGAATAGATATCATAGATGCGGATTGTTCAGCGGTTAATTCATCTATTTTTGTAGTATTTATATTATCATGAAGTTGGTCTATAACTTTCATCGCTAATTGAGCATAAATAATTTTTTTTAGTCCTAATTTTTTTCCAATACATTTAATTCTTTTTAAAATTTTATCAAATGAAATAATTTCTTTTTTTCCATTACGTTTTAATACATGCATATCATTCGAATTAACCATTATTAAAATATATTATATTATTATTTTTAATATATTTTAATAATATTTTTAATTTTTATATTGTTATAATACATACAAAAAATGTCTTTAACAAGAAAAATACAATATAAACAATCAGTTCGTGCTAGAAAAATAACAGAAAAAAATAGATTAAAAAAAAAAATAAGAGATTGTCTTAGAAAAGCAGAAAGATATAAAACATCTTTTAATCGTTATGGAAAATTACAAAAAAGATGTAAACAAATGAAAGGAGGGTATTTATCTAAAACACAAAGTATAAGTAGAAAAAAAACTAGAAGTATACGTGGAAAAAGAACTAGAAGTATACGTGGAAAACAGCCTTAATTATATTATAATAAACATTTACCAAATTCAAAACCATTACTCTCTCTATTATCTTTTAATTCTAATTTTCTTTTATTTTTTATTCGTTCTTTATAACTATTATCTGCCCGTTCTTTTTCTATAACTTTCCAAAAATATTCAATATCATTTACAACTAAATCAAACCAAAATTTATTTCTTACTACTAAAACACAGCTTATTTTTTCTATTTTCCAATAAATATAATCTATAAATTCTTTATCTATATTTTTTTCCTCTTCTTTTTTTAACCAAATATTAAACTCTTCGCATTCTATATCATTTAACATAAAAGGGGCATATACATAATGAGGACCATTATTATATGTATAATGTAAAATAATACCTTTATATTCTGATATATTATCATTAATATAATCTTCTTTCGAATCAAATTCTGTAAATTTAGTTTCTAAAAAATCACATTCATTTAAATCACATACTTCCATTTGTAATTGCATCTGTATCCAATATTCCATTTTAGGAATACCTGTTATTTCTCTAGATACAACATTTTTTATTTCTAACATTCTTCCATAAATATTTGAATTTTCATCACATACAATACCATCTGGTGATGCTGCTAAAAAACTATATTTATTATGTGGAATACAACCAAATTCACTAACAATTGTATTGTGTATATATTCATAATACAATATAGAAACTGGTTCGTATTTTTGACCCCAATGTAAAGGACTTTTTAAATTGGTAACTTTAAATTTATCAACATTAATTGGTTCGCATTTTTCGATAATTAATTGATTTTGTGTATATTCTGTTGAAAATATTTTCCAAATATTAGAAGCAGTTAATGTAGAATTTCTGAAAATATACCATGCGTCTGTTCTTTGTTCGGGTTGAATAATATTTTGTAAATAATTAATTTTATTTTTTAATTTTTCCTTTTTTTTTATAGTTAAGTTATTTAATATAAATGATTTACTATATGAACGTTTTGGAAAAATATATTTAAATATAATCTTTGTTGATATTTTACATATTTTATATATTATTTCAATTGATGTATCTTGTGATAAATTATAATTTTCTAATATAAAATTTGTTTTAATATAATTTTCATACATTATATTATAAATATAATCATTTATTTCATAATATAAATCATCATGTATTACATAATGAAATATATTTTTTAATTCCTGTAATGAAATTTCTAAAGCATCAAAAATCAAATTAAATAATAAAGTTTTATCATAAATATTTAATTGATAAATATTTATTAAATGTAAATAATATTTGTATTGTTTATTACAATCCATAAATAAATAATAAATATATATATATATTATTTATTTATTTATATTTATTATCAATTTTAATTTATTATTTTTATTGTTTTTTGTTGTTTAATTTTTTTATCAGATAATGATTTAACAGTTGATACATGTTTATCGTCTTTTTTTAAATAAAATTTTCTAGTATCATTTAAAAATATAAAATTGGGTATATTTATTATTTGATTATTCTCTTTATCATATATAATATCTTTTGCTTTATTTAAAAATTTTCGTTCTATACATTTATTTAAATATTTTAATGTTTCGTTGAATTCATCTTGCGATAAATTATATTCTAATTTTAATTTTAAACAAAACTTATTAATATGTAATGATTTTTGTGTTTTATCTAATTTATTCCAAGATTCATTTTTTTTTACTTGAACATCATTAGAAATCATTGTTTCTAATTCTGTACTACTACAATTATTAGTTTTAAGTTTTGGGCATAAATTTGTACCATTTAATAATAAAGTTTTATATTCTATGTTTTTTAATTCTTGACAATCATCATTTATTATTTTCTTTTTTTGTTTATTATTAGTAAGGTTTTTATTTTCAAAATTAATATCATTAATTTCTGTAATATTAATTTTGTCAATAGTATTACAAATATTTTCATCTATAGATATATCTTTAATTATGTTATTTTCATTATCTAATTCATTCATATTATTTTATTATATAAAATTAATTTTATACTGTTTTAAATAAATAATAATATTTATATTTTTATATTATTTTTTAATATAAATATTATAATGAAAAAAATTATATTATACAACAACAGTAATAATAATCATAATAATGATAATAATATAGATAAAACTGATATTTCTAATAATATTAGAAAAAAAACCAATGATATTATAAAAAAATTAAATATTACAGAAAATAATGATATTTTTGATATAAAAAATCAAATTATTTTAATAAATAAATTATTTATAGATGAAAATTTTATTGAAAAAAATATACTTATTCAAGAAATTAAAAATAAAATTAATTCTTATAAACAACAAGATACAAAAAAAAATAGTTATGAATCCGAACATTTAATAACACTTGATAATGTTATACAAAAATTAGTTGAATGTAAACTTAAATGTTATTATTGCAATAAAAATTTATGTATTTTATATAAAAAAACGAGAGATAATAATCAATGGACATTAGACCGTATTAATAATTATGATGAACATTCAAATGATAATACAATTATAGCTTGTTTAGAATGTAATTTACAACGCAGAAGAAAAAATAGTGAAAAATTTAAATTTTCAAAACAATTGGAAAATAAACAAATAATTATAAAAAAAAATATATAATTATTATTTTAAAAAAAATTATATAATTATTATTTTAAAAAAAATTATATATTTTTTATTTTTCAAAAATTATATATATTTTTTATTGGTTCATTACTTTCAATAGCTAGAGCTTGACTTTTTATTGTATCATAATTTTGTTTAAAATACAACTTAATATTATGTTCAATATTATATTGCAAATCATCATCTAATTCTAAAAACCATTCCGGTTTAGTAAACAAAAATTTTAAATCAAAATTTATTTCATCTATTTTCTTTGGTTTTATAACAATATTATTTTCTAGTAATCTATTAACATATGAACAAATTAAATCTTTATATTTATTTACTTCCATGTCATTATCAATTTCTTTAATTTGAGACATATATATTATGTGGTATATATAATAAAACATATAATATTTTAAAATCAATTTTTTTGAGATTCACTATATAACACTGGTTCTATTAGTTTTAGTAAAATATTTTGATATTTTACATCTATGCTATTAAACCAATTTGGAAGATAAAATTCAATTTTTGTTTTTCCACTATCAATATGTGTTACTTTACTTGATATTATTTCTTTACTTAATTTTTCAAGTAATGTTGCAATATAAATAGTTAATGGTTGATTTGTTACATTTAAATTAGAAATAGAGTTAACTAAATCATCTTCTTGTGAAGTCGGAATATAATGACATACACTCATATTCATATTATTAAAATTCATAGAAATTATAAATATATTATTAATAATTTCTAAAAATATATTTAATATCAATTTTTAAAAATAATAAGCCATATTAATACCATTATTTTTATAACCTTTTTTAGTATAATAATTTTCTAATAAAGGATTACAATCTAAAATAATTTTATAACAATTATTTTGTTCACATAAAATTTTAACATAATTTAATAATAGTGTTGAAACCTCAGTTTTACGATGTTGTTGTTTAATAACATAATCTTCTATATGTCCTACACATTTACCATCATGAATTATTTTTTGTTCAATAATTAAAGTTATAACACCAACAATTTCATTATCTTTTAAAAATACATAAATATTATGATTATCTGGTAATTTTTTTATAATTTCTTTTAATTTAATAAAAGAAAAAACATTTTTATTCATTTTTTTAAAATTACTATATAATTCACAAATTTCATTATAATTTGTCTCTGTTAATTCAATAGTTTTAATATTTTGTATCATTTTTATATTATAATAATTATTATATTTAAATAATAATTATATTTAAATACAAGATATTTAATACTTATTAATTAAATGGAAACACAAAATAACTTGTTATTAAATAAATTATTAGAATTTTATAAAAATACTGATAATAGTAAAACAATGGTTAATATTATTAGTGGTGAATCTAATATTTCTTTAAGATTAGTTGATTGGTTTGTTACTAATTATGCAAAAGAAAAATATACTATATATAATATACAAAAAAATAATAATATTGAGAGATTTAAAGTTTATAATAATTATAAACTTATGTTAAAATCATATTCAAAAAAAAGATTTGATCCTTTTTGTAGATGGGATAGAATTTCTATTCCATATAATAATATATATATTCAAACTACTATTGGACAATTAAATTTTTTTAAATGGATAATAGAAAATAACATTTTGGATTATATAAAAGAGAATTATAATATAATCGAGAAAGATATGAATATACGTAATAAATCAACTAATAAAAATAATTCATATAGTTCCACAAGTTCCGAAATGTCTAGTGATAGTAATACAACTTTATCAGATGATTCTATTAATTATAATACCAATTTAAATAAAACAAGAAAAAAACGAGAAGAATTATCAATAAATTCTTTAAAAAATATAAAAAAAGAAAACGTAAGTACAATTATAATATTTAATTAAAATTTAATTTTTATAAATATATTTTAATTGATTTAAAAATATATTTATTTATTTTTTTAGAATAAATAAATATTTTATGTTTAAAAAATTTCCTTCATTAATGAAAAATAATTTTATTTTTTGTGATAATGCAGGTGGTTCACAAATTCCTGAACAAGTAATAAATAGACTTAATACATTTTTAACTACTAATTATGTTCAACCGGGAGCAAATAATATTTTATCAAAAAAATTAAATAATGATTTAAAAGAAATTTATAATATAACTAATATTTTATTAAATAACAAATCCGGAGAAATAATATATGGTAATTCCTGTAGTCAATTAGTTTATAATTTGGCAAATTCCATGGAAGATTATTTAAAAAATAGTAAAGGAGAAATTATATTAAGTGATTTTAATCATGAATCATGTATTACACCATTTGAAAGAATTGCTAAAAAATATAATTTACCCATTAAATGGTGGAGTATTATAGAAAAAAATAATGAATTATCAATTGATTATAATGATATTATAAATAAAATAAACAAAAATACATCTTTAGTAGTAATACCGCATGTTAGTAATTTATTAGGAAATATAATAGATATTAATTATCTACAAAAAGAAATATATAAAAAAAATAATAATGTTAAAATTTTGGTTGATGGGGTTGCATATATGCCTCATAAATTAATAGATTTAGATAATTTAAATATTGATTTTTATGTAGTTTCATTTTATAAATTTTGTGGATTACGAATATCGGCTTTATATGTAAAAGAAGATAATTATGATTTAATAAAAAATCAAAATCATTATTTTTTTAATAATGAAAATATAATAAATAATAAATTACAAATTGGGGGTGTAAATTATGAGTGTGCAACTAGTATATTAGGTTTAAAAGATTATTTAATAGATGTAGCTACATTTTTTAAATTTAATAATATTATTAATAATAATAATAGTCAAAGTATATTTACAAGAAAATTAGTAGAATTTGTATATAGTAAACTCGGATTTTATGAAAATGTTTTTTTTAATATATTTGACAAATTGAAAAATAATGATAATATTAATATATTACAAATAAATAATCTTGAAAAAACTCCAATATATTCTTTAACATTTAATGATTTTAATATAAATAATGTAAATTTAATTTTAAATGAATTAGGTCTTATATGTAAAACGGGAACATTTTATTGTGATCGTTTATTAAATAAATTAAATATTAAAAGTGTTTTACGGATATCATTAATGCATTATAATAAATTTGAAGACGCGATAACAATTGTAAAATATTTAAATTACTTTAAAAAATATAATATAGATTTTAATTATACTATAAATTCTATTTATAAAAATCGTATGGATAAAAATTTACAATTATTATTTAATAATTTACCGAGTGATATATATTATAATAATAAAAGAAACAGAGGATATTCTTTATTAAAAGTTGATGATATTAATAATGTAGAAATTATAGGTAATTTAAAATTTTATCAATCTGAAGATTATAATAGTTATAATGGTGAAAAGATAAGAGATTATGAAAATATAGAAAGTCAACTTTTAAAAAATTCAACATTTTTACATTTAATATCTATATTTTTAGATAATGTAAAATTACATATTAAAGACCCGATAGATTTTATACAAGTCCATCAAATTCGTGTATATGCTAACCAAGACAATATTAATTTAACACCTGAAGGTATACATAAAGATGGATATAATATAATAGGTATAGTTTGTATTTCTAGAGAAAATGTAACAGGTGCTATAACCGAAATATTTGATAATTCAAAAAATTTAATTCATAATGTTCAATTACAAGAAGGGGAAATGGCAATTATAAATGATAATAAATTATATCATAATGTTACGAATTTAAATTTATACGATAAAAACAAAGAAGGTTTCCGTGATATTTTTGTTTTTACTACTATATCATAATATATAGTGTTAATATTAATAAATTATATTATTATTTAAATAATAATATAATTTAATAATATAATTTTAATAATATAACTAATGAATTATAAAAAACTGTTTATAATCTCTCTAATTTTATTTAATATTTCAAATAATTTTACAAATTATTTTTATAATTTAAATAGTTTTCATACAAAAAATATTGAAACTATGTGTATGTTTTTTCCTTATGAATTTCAAGTAATTAATTTATTAATATAAAAAAATATAGGGTTACCATATTTATGAAAAATATGATTTTACACCATAAAGGTTTAAAATTATATTATGAATATTTAATTTTTATTTTATGGTAACAATTTTTTAAAATAAGATTTGGTAATTTTTTTGGAATTGGACATTTTTAAAATGTCCATTTTTATTTATTTATAAAAAAGTTTAAAAAAAATATGCAAAATACCCTTTTATTTTTTATTAAAGCATAAAGATGCCAAAAAAAATCATAAAAAAAAATAAAAAAAAATATTTTTTCAAAAAAAATATTTAGGAACTTTTTATGTAAGTATATTTATACTGACGCATGCTTACAAAAAAAGTTCCAAAAAGTTCCGAAATATATAAATGTGATATTTGTGGTTTCGCTAACGTAAGAAAAAGTCAATACGAACGTCATATTAATACACGTAAACATAAAATACTTACATCAATAGATGAAAAAGGTTCGTCAGCATTATACGTATGTGAATGTGGAAAAAGTTATAAACATAGACAAAGCTTGTTTACACATAAAAAAAAATGTAATTTTATAAATAAAAGTAATGAAAATAATGAAAATAATGAAAATAATGAAAATAATGAAAATAATAAAATAAATAGTAAAGAATTAAATAGTAAAGAATTAAAAGATATGGTATGTCAATTAATAACAGAAAATAATGAAATAAAAAATAAACTAATAAAAGAAAATACAGAATTAATGCATCAAATAAATAATATGATACCAAATATAGGAAATAATAATGTAACAAATAACATAATTAATCAAAAAATTAATATTCAAATATTTTTAAATGAACATTGTAAAAATGCTTTAAATATAAATGAATTTGTAAAAACTATAAAAATTAATACAAATAATATTAATTTAGTTGAAAAAAATAATCTTGAAACATATTTAAGTTCGGCTATTATTGAAAATATAAATAAATTGGGTATTTATCAAAGACCAGTACATTGTACGGATATTAAACGTGAAACAATATATATAAAAAATAATGATAATTGGGAAAAAGATAACGATAAATTAACAATAAAAAAAGCATTACAAGATGTGTCAACAGAACAATTTATAGAATTAAAAAAATGGATAAATGCAAATCCAGATATAAATGAAAATGAAGACAAGCAACATTATTTTGCATCACTATTATCATTATTAGGAAAAGCTAATAATAAAAAAGTTATTAAAAATATATGTAATAATACATATATCAAGGATTTAATTATTTAAAGTTATTAGATAAATATTTAATAATGGGAATAACTCAAAGTATTAATAGAATAAATTTTGAAAAAACTCAAAATATTATTAAACAAAATAATAATATAAATTTTATTATTATTAATACATTGAATCATAACAATCAAAAATGTCTTATAAAAAATACCATACTTGCAGAAGACGAAGAAACTACTATTAACTATTATTTAAAAAATAATAAAAATATAAATATATTAATTTATGGAGAGAATTGCTGTGATAAAAAATTAATAGAAAAATTTAATCAATTAAAACAACTAGGATTTAATAATTTATATATATATATTGGAGGATTATTTGAGTGGTTATTATTACAAGATATTTTTGGAGAAGAAGAATTTCCGACAACAGAAAAATGTCTAGATATTTTAAAATATAAAGGATAAATTTATATATATATAAAAATACTATGAATTATCCTTTTGAAAATAATATACAAATTACGCCACCAAATAATTATGGTATAATTGTTATGGCTGGTGGATTAGGTAAAAGAATGAATTCGGATTTACCAAAAGTTTTACATAAACTTAATAATATACCATTAATTATACACATACTAAAAACTATTATAGAAATAAAACCACATAAAATTTTTATAATAGTTGGAAAATACAAAACAATAATTGAAAATACAATTAAAGAATATATTCCTTTAAATATTATAGAAGAAAATATTATATATATAAAACAAGAAAATCCATTAGGAACTGGACATGCTATACATTGTTGTAAAACAATATTAACTAGTTATAAAAATATTATAAATAAAATTTGTATATTATCCGGTGATGTTCCATTGATAAAAAGTAATACTATTTTGAATTTATTAAATAATACAAAAGAATCCAATATTTTAACTGCAAATATAGATGAACCTTATGGCTATGGTAGAATTATTTTAGATAATTCTAATAATATAAAAAAAATTGTAGAAGAAAAAGATTGTAATTTAGATGAAAAACAAATAAAATTAATAAATTCGGGTATATATAGTTTTAATATAAATATTATAATAGAATATATAGATCTAATAGACAATAATAATAGTCAAAATGAATATTATTTAACACAAATTTTTGAATTATTAGTAAAAAATAATATTAGTATAAACTATAATATTATTAATAATATTATAGAAATTACAGGTATCAATACACAGGAACAATTAAAAGAATTAGAAAAAATAAAAGAATAAAAGAATAAAAATATTAAATAAGTTTTAATATTAATATAATATTATGGAATTTAAAAATGTATTATTAGATCTTGAAATTTTAAAATTATTAAAAGAAGGCGAAAAATTAGCAATTGATTTACATCCGGGATATAAAAAATTATATATTACAACTAATAGTTATTATTCAAGTATAATAAGAAAATACAATGGTTATGATAGAACATTAACAGTTGAATATTTAGAAGAACTAAATGAAAAAATGAATAAAATTTCATTATTTTTTATAAATGGAAATCATAATGAAGATGCTAATGTTTTATATAACGCAATTAGTGAGGCTATAAATGGTATAGAAAATTTAAAAAATACATATATAAATGATTCAAATATATATGCGAAACTAAATTTATTAATTAAAAGTTTCAATAATATTATGTCATCGTTAAAATCAATTGATGTTACTTTAAACGAATTGGAGGTTCTAGAACAATAATTTTTATTAAATATTTAATAAAAATATTATAAAAAATATTATAAAAAATATAATAAAAATATTTAAATATTTTTATTAAATACTTATAAATGTATTTATATCCGTTTACCAATATTTTAAATTATGATATATTTTATAATAGTTTTATTATATTTAATAAATTTATTTTCATTGATATATTTTTATGCTTAATTTTTTCAAATAAATCACGTTGGTATCAACTCCATACAAGTGCTAATATTTTAGTAACAAAAGAAATTATATATGATATATATAATTTATATTTTTATCCAGAAATTTCATATGCCGAAGAGGTTTCAATTATTCCAAGTTTATATATAATTATTATACATATATATCATATTTTATTTTTTAAAGATTTAAAAAATATGGATTATTTTCATCATATTTTATTTGTAAATTTTGGAGTATTACCTTGTTTATTATTTATAAAATCTAAACAATCATATTTAGCATATATTGCTTGTTTTGGTATACCTGGAATTTTTGAATATTTTCTATTATCTCTACAAAAAAATAATAAAATATCATTTATAAAACAAAAACAATTAAATAGTTATATGTATATTTGTTTTAGACATCCACTTTGTATAATTGGTATTTTTAATAACATTTTAGCTTATAAAAATGGTTATTTAAATGATAATTTTCTATTAACATGTTATTTAAATAGTTTATTATATTTAAATGGTACATTATTTAATTATCTAACATTATCAAGTTATATAACAGCCAAACACAATACATAAATACATAAATATATAAATATATTTTATAAAATATATTTTATAAAATATACAGTTATATATATAGTTATATATGTTATTTAAATTATTAATATTTATAGCTGTAAATAATATTAATGCTTTTAATTATTATAATGCGTTTAATAGAAGAACTATGCTAAAAACAACTTCAGGTATAATACTTTCAAATAATATTAATTTAAGCGATAATTATGAAGAAATAGACGATAATACTGTTGATAATACAAATAATTATAAAAAAAAATTATATAGAAATAATATATATTTTACAGGTGAGTTAAATGATGAATCGTGTTTTAAATTATCAGAAGCAATTGTAGCAAATAATAATAAAGCGATGTCCGATGATAAAGCTGAAAATCATATAAATTTATATATACAAAGTAAAGGTGGTTCATTATTACCAACATTAGCTGTTGTAGACCAAATTAAAAATTCTCCTATACCAGTTCATACTTATATCAGAGGATATACAGCATCAGCCGCAACATTATTATCTGTTGTTGGTAGTAAACGGTTTATATATAAACATTCATTGCTTATGATTCATGGACTTAAATTTAGTAATGAAAATACAGTATCTGATTTAAATGAATTAAATGATATGAATTATAATACAAATTTGATGTTATCTATAATAAAAGATATTTATTATGAAAATACAAATTTAAATGAAACAGATTTAGAAAAAATGTTTTTATGTGATCGTTGGATGTCTTCACAAGATGCATTAATATATAATATTGTAGATGAAATTATATAGTTACCATACTATAATATTTTGATTTAAATTTGTTAAAATATTATTAATTTTTGAAAATGGTTTAGAATTTAAAAATGCGGGATAATCATTAAAATTTTTATAACAAGACAGTGGCGATGGATGTGAAGATATAATAAGATAATGTTTATTTAAATTTATATTTTTTAATTGTTGATATGCAAAATTACCCCAAGCAACAAATATAATTGGTTTAGCAAGATTATTTAAATATGATATAATATAATTTGTAAAATCTCTCCAAAATTTCATATGTGATGATGGTTTTTTTTCTAAAACGGTTAATGAAGCATTTAATAATAATATACCTTGTTTAGCCCAATTTTCCAATGAAATATCATTTAAATCGATATTTAAATCATTTTTTAATTCTTTAATAATATTTTTTAAAGAAGGAGGTATTTTATTATTATTTGTACCAAAACATAAACCATTAGCATAATTTGGCGTATAATATGGATCTTGTCCTAATATAACAATTTTAGTATCTTCATAATTAAAAAAATTAAAAGAATGAAATACTAATGATAATTTAGGATAAATTATATTATAACTATTATCATATAATTTGTTTACTTCGTTTAAAAATGTAGTATTCTGTTTTTTATTATTATTATATTCTTCAATAATATCTTTCCAATTAGTTGAAATATTTAACATTATTAATTATAATTAATAAAATATTTTTATAATATATAATGGTTGGAGTTGCAGAAGAAGTAGAAAATCAATTCGAAACTAATTTAGGAGGTGAAAGCGATGTTCAACAAGATAACGTTCAAAAATCTGATTATGTAGAAGAAGGTGTAGAACAAAGCGACATGGATGGGGGCAAAAAACGCAAACAAACAAGAGGAAAAAAAGCCAAAAAAAGCAAAAAATCTAAAAAATCTAAAAAATCTAAAAAATCTAAAAAATCTAAAAAATCTAAAAAATCTAAAAAAGTTAAAAAACCTAAAAGAGCTAAAACAGCTAAACGTTCGGGTAAAAAAAATTATTTATCGTTCTGCGCTATGTATGCCAAAAAACACGGATTCCCCAATGCGAGAGCAGTTATGAAAAATCCTCAATGTAAAGCGGCTTTTCATGCTCAATAGATTTTTTTTCTGAAAAATGCTGTATTAAAGCATAATTAGCTAGTGAATCAGCATATATATTATATTTACGATAAATATGATTAAATGTAATAAAATTAAAATTTTTTTTTAAATTTTCAATATTATTTAAAAAAAATCTAATTTTTTCAAAATGGACCTTGCATATTTTATTAATTTGGTCTATTACAATTTTAGCATCCCCTTCAATATATAATTGTTTTATATTTAATATTGATGCAGTTTTTAACCCATATATTAAAGCCAAATATTCAGCAGATGTACTATCTATTTTTTCATTAATAATAAATGATTCTTCATATATCACAGCATCGTTAAAATATATAACATAACCAACTGAACTTAAACCCATATATTGACGGGTACAAGCATCAAATTGTAATAAAAACATAATTTATTTAAATATATGTAAATGTGTTTAAATAAATTAAAAAAATATTAAAATTTTATTTCGTCTCTGGATGACCAATATTACCTAGTGTTATATTGGAATAATTTGTTAATATTCTAATATATTTATAGATTTTTCTTTGTAAAAATATTAGGACATAATGTCTATTTATATATCCTATATTCATGTGGGGATGCTAATTTTTTTTTCGTAAATTTATTATAAAATATTAATTTATATGAACATATACAATTCAATTCAACAATATCAAGTAAAAGTTTCTGATACTTTATGTTATTTTATAGTTATTATAGGTAGACCCGTTGCTAAATGGTTATGTCCAATAACATGGCCCAAACCAAATCAAAGAGATTGCTGTATATAAATAGTATATTATCCTTTCCATTAAGAGACCCGATGTTAAATACTCAATTATATTATATTGATGCATATTTTTTTTCGTTCTCTTTAACTTTTTCTTGTTCTAGAACTTTTAATGCACTTAAATTTTTTGCACCTTGAATATTTTTTTTAGTTTTCGATAAATTTGAACTATTTAAAGAAGGAGTGGGTGTTACAGAATTACTTGGAACACTAAGTGAAATATTTGCTATGTTTTCTCTAATCTTGTTATATTGTATAGGTGATGATTTAGAGAAGTTTTTATTTGTTAATGATTTAGATAAGCTTTTTTTTGTTAATGATTTAGATAAGCTTTTTTTTGTTAATGATTTAGATAAGCTTTTTTTTGTTAATGATTTAGATAAACTTTTATTTGTTAATGATTTAGATAAGCTTTTTTTTGTTAATGATTTAGATAAACTTTTATTTGTTAATGATTTAGATAAACTTTTATTTGTTAATAATTTTGTAAAATTGTTTAATAGTTTTTTATATTTAAGATGAGCACATTTTTCAAACATCATATATTCTTGTAAAATTGATTGTTTAATGAATTTTATTTTTTCTTTTAATTTTTTATTTTTTTCTTTTTGTTCTACTTTATCATTATTCATTTTTTCATATTCTTTTTGTATATCATCTAATTTTTGTAATAATTGAGTTAAATCTGTATTATGTGTTAATAGTTTTTCTTTTAATTCTTCTAAGCATTTCTTTCGTTCATTTTTATTTTCATTGCCAGGATAATTTGTTTGACAATTTTTATTATGTTCTTTTCTTGTTGTTTCAATAAATATTTTTTTTTCTCTAATTTCTAATTTTAATTGTTTAGTATCTTCTTTAAGTTCTAATAATTTATCATTTAGTTGTTTATTTAATTCTTCTAATTCATCCTTTAAATAAACAGCTTCTCTAACATCATTTTCATCAATATGACTCATTAATACAGGTGTATTTATTATTATTGGTTGTGCAAATTGTGTAGGATCTCTCTCTCTATTTAAATAACTAATATAGCCAGACATTTTATTTGCTAATTTTTTTACACCATCTTCTGTTAATACATTATTAGAATTCATATAATTTGATTTTAATTCTTCAATATTGGTTGGTATTTTATCATTATCATTTGTCATAAATAAATTAACTAATTTAAATAATTCCAATGGACTATTTGTAAATGGTGTAGCAGTCATAATCATTAATTTACAAGAATCTGAACCAGATTTTTGATAACTATTTTGTATAAGTTTTTCCATAATATTCATATTTGGACGTTCTGCTGCTTTTAAATCTCCACCATATAATTTATGTGCTTCATCAATAATAATTAGTGTTTTTTTTAATATATCTTCTTTTCCATTTCTTGATTTTAAAATATTATATATTTTATTCTTTCCTAATAATAAATTTGAAAATTGTTTATATGACATAGGTTCTAACCAACTTTTACTTAATTTTCTTTTACGAGCCCCTAATTTATCTGGTAAAATCATTCCTTTTTTTAATTCTTCCAATAAAATACCATGGCAAATTTGATCGAAAATATTTTTCCATACATCTCCTTTTAATGTTGTTCGTGTAACCCATAAAATATTATATCCTTCTTTTTCAAAACTAGCAGTTGCCGTTGCAATAGCAGTACAAGTTTTACCTGTTCCTACTGAATGCCATAATAATATGCCTTTATATGGTGATTCTGGGCAAAAATAATTAGAAATAAATTTCTGTGTTGGATTTAATTCGATTTCATTAATTTCTTGCAGTTTTTTATTTTTTTTGGTTTTTTTATTATTTGTTTTTTTATTATTTAAGTTTTTCTGGTCAATTAATTGAACTTCATCTATAATTTCAGGTTGTTTTGGCAAGCATTTATTTTCTATTATGATTTTATCCCAATTAAAATCTTTTGAAGAATATCTAGTTTTTATAAAATTACGCATAGCAATAAATGGTAATTTTTGTTTAGGAATATATTGATTATCTTTATTTGTGGAAGTATTATCAATTTTTCCTTTATATTCAATGATTTGATATTTTGGATGGTCTATAAATAAATCTTCATCTTGAACTATATCAATTTCTAATTGTTTTAAACTATCTTTTATTTCACTTAATGATTTATTTTTATATTCTATTAATTGTGGTATATATGAATATCTTGAACCCCATTCATTATTTAATTGTTCACAATAATCTTTATTATTTCTCATATATTCACAAAAAAATTTACGCATTTGTTCTTTAGGTATCAATTTTTTAGGATGACTATATTTTAAATATACTTTTTTCATATATTCTATACTTACAGGTATATCAAATGTTGATTTTTTTCCACATTTTCCTATACAATTAATAGTATCTATTTTATAAAATTTAGATAATGTATTTATTTTTTTAAATATATCAATTGGTCCACCTTTACCACCACCTTTTAAATAATAGTCTTTTTCCATTAATAAATGATTTAAATCATTTATTCTATGTATATTTTTAGTTAAATCAAAATCAACAGATAATAATGGTGCCAATTCAAATAATTGCGAAGATAAATTATTCATTGCTTTATCATAACTACTAAATAACATAGTAGTATCATGTAATTTATGATTTCCTTTAAATAGTAAAATTTGTTCGTTCTTTTCTTTTTTACTAGCTTCACTTATATTATGTGTTAAAAATTTTTTACTAGTCATAGTATCTTGGGTTATTTCTGGAACAGTTATATAATAATTATATACATATAAAGGCCAACCTATATTTGGTATAAAATCTAAACCTTTTTGACCACATGTTCTTGTGGCTCTACCAATAGTTTGTTTTAAATCAGCCATAGTTAATGATGGTTCAAAAATATGAACGTATTTAACATCAAAAAGATCAATACCTTCTTTAAATCCACTATCTAAAATAATAAATCGAACATTTTCACCATGTATATTACTAGGTCGTTCATTATACACTTTTAATATTTCTTTTTTTAATTTATCATTGAAATTACTTCCATAAATAGCATTGGAACATAAAAATGCAAAATTATAATCGCTTTTTTTTTGTATATCTAAAACTAATTTTAATTTTTTTTGTTTTGGTAATTTGATAGCTTTTATAATATTATTAAATCCTATTGCATTAAATGCCGATGCTAAAATTTTAGCTCCATAACCCCCTTCTTTAACATCAGAAAAAATAAAATGTTTAAATTTTTTACCATGCATTTTTTGATCATTAGCATCTAATTGTTTAATATTATTTAACATTTGTAGTAATTTTGGACTACCTATTTTAATATCTTCAACTACTTTTTCAGGATTGAAATAATGTTTATCAAATTTGTGATAATTATAAATTCTACCAAAATTAGCAGTTTTACGCATACATGAAAATATTTTTGCTCTATTTTTTTGGCTTACTTTTACTTTTTTTGTATCATTGTTATCGTTATTATTATTATCACTAGCTTTGTTTGTTTTATTACATAATTCTCCTTTTTTATAACATTTTATTACTTTATCGAATAAATCACGTTCTTTTGGTGTCATATTTGGATTTTTATCAGGATGGTTATTTTTTATCCATAATAATAATTCTTTTTTATTATTTAAACCATCTTTTTTTGCATTACATAAAATTTTTTGACAATTTATTTCATCCATATTATATTATAAAAATAAAATTAATAAATTAATAAAATTAATTATAATTATATAATTATTGAATATAATTTATTAATAATAAAGTTATCCTCATTTATAGATTTTGTTTGATGGTCTATATTACTATCTATAAACCAATCTTTTATTTTGAAATTTTTTTTTTTTAAAATATTAATTAATTCTTTTTGATATTCTATTGTATATACATCGTCTCTTTCACCACTATAAATATACATTCTTGTTTGTCTATTTTTATTTAATTTTATATAATCATGCATATAAATTGATTTTATACAAAAAATACCACCAATATTATAATTTAATTTATTTAAAATATTAAATAATAATGTTCCACCTTGTGATACACCACATATAAATATATTATTACTATGTATTAATATTTTTTCATTATCTATTATATCTTTTATTCTTAATGATTGATTATTAAAATGGTCTAAATTTATTATATCTAATTTATTAATATTATTATTGCAAGTATAATAATTATACCAAGAGTTTATACTAAATTGCTTATTATCGGGATAATCTACATCCATTACAGGTGAATATGGTAATATAAACTTAATATTATCATAATAACTTGATAAATTTTTATGTATTTTTATATTATTAATTAAATTATCAAAATAATCAATTGATACTGTCATAGGATGTAATAATATTAATGTGTATATATGTGTTTTTTTTGGCAAAATTATTTTACAATTATAATATTTATTATTTAAAATATTAATTTTATTCATTAATGTTTTCTATATAAATATTAGTATAATATTAAATATATTTAATTCAATTATTATTATTATTATTATTATTATTATTATTATTATTATTATTATTATTATTATTATTA